TGTAACCGTTATCGCTTAGCGGGAAGTACAAGGCGTCAACCTGGATGTTCCCGTCTTCGTCAAAACCGAGGCTCTGGACCTTGTAGGCGCGGGTTTCGACGCTGGCTTGTTTCAGGCAGAACGCGGCATTGGTGTATTGAGTAGTGCGACCACCGCTCACATTGAGCGTCACTTCCTGCACTGTGTTTGTTGTCCCTGTCCACAGCAGCACGGTGTAAGCACCATCCGCCAAAGGTTCGGTAGTGGTGATGTAACCGTTGGAATCAATCGCGCCGTTGTTGGGCTGCGCATAAGAAACAGTCTCAAGCCCAAGCTTGAAGCAGCGACCCACTTCCAATGCAGCCTGCGTTGGGGTGGTTTTGAAACTGACCGAATGTGTGATCAGACGACGGCCACGGCAGATGTATTTGGCAACGTCTATGGCATGGATCTCGCTAGTGCAGAAGTCGCTGATATCGATGGTTTCCAGCGGTGCGTTTGCAGGCGTACCGGCCTCCCGGACAGTCACCTCACGAATGACAGGAAACAAGCCTTTGGTGCTTTCGGTGCTGGTCTCTTTTTCTTGGCGCCACTTGACCGACACCCGGTTGGGAATGCGCTGATCAGATTCGGCGTATGCCAGTTCAAACGAATCTTCAAGAATGTTGCCAGCTGTGTAGAGGTTGGTAACCGGCTCCGCCCTGTCGAAGTACACCGCAGGCTGAAGCGCAAACTTGCCATTGCGGATCACCAGATCCAGCAGGAAGTAACCGGCAGTCTGGCTTCCCCATTGACGCAGGTTGATTGGCTGAGACAGCGCACCATCAAAGAAGTAACGCCGTGCTCTGGTCCACTGAGCACATTCGGTAAAGCTGTTGTTGTCGATCTGCTGAGCGCTCAGGATTGAGCCAACGCCGTAGCGGGCATTGGTCAACATGTCTTTGAACACCTCAGGGAAGGTGTGGATGCTGTTGATGCCTTTGTTGACGTAAACGCTGAGTTGGTTGAGCTGCGTAGCTTCCGTGCTGCTACGCAGGTTCATGCCAATCAACGCCATGTTGTCGTAGTTCGGCGTGGTGGCGTTGGGGTTGAGAATGTTGACGTAAACAATCTCGTGCTCAGGATTGGTTGCGGAGCTGCTCATCTCCTCAAACACAAAATCCTCAGCCAACTTGCCCCAGCTATCGGCGTAGCTATTGCCTTCCTGAAGCGTTACCCCGAGGTTTTGGTCACGGGTCGCAGCAATGCCAAACGTGTTATCGCTGCGGGAGACCGGAGCCCCGGTGTAGACAATGGTTACCGCACTGCTGCCGCTGCCGGAAGTGACGGTGCGTGTGTCAGCGATGTGGGAATCCATCACTTCCAGATCGCCCGTAGCGTTGTTGCTGCGAATCTCCCAGCCAGACAACGGCTCAATTCTGAACTCCCACCGTGCCACGGATGGCATCTGAAGGCGCAGGTAGTTGTATGTAGCTTGCTGAGTAACGCTGCGAGCACCAAAGCACTGGCTCAAATAGGTGTAATCACCCGTGCTGCCTGCTTCGCGGTAGCCAATTTTGAAAAAGCTGTAGCGCTCCTCAGCGCCAGAGAAAGTGCCGGACTGATAATTACTGACCTCAAGGCTCTGGTCTGGCCGGTAAGTCTTGTTGTTGAAGTAGTTGCAAGCCCGCCCGTCGATTTCTGTCTGGCTTAGCGAGTCGCGGAAGTTGCACAGGCCGCCAAAACGAATACCAAGCGTGCTGCGGAAGCCAATCTCAAGAACCTGCGTTGCGCGTGGTACGGCAAAACTTGCGATTGCAGCCTTAAACAGGTGGGGTGCTTCGGTTGCAGATCGGCTGTCATTTGTATTGGCAGCTCCTCCGCTACCCGCCTTAACGCAACGCAAAGTCACACTCATCGCTTGGCCACCACCAATCGGGTCTTGATCTACCTCGGATGAAAAGACACCGTTCTCTGGTGAGCGTGATTCACATACGAATAAGGCGGTGCCAAATTTGTAGAGGTCGCCAACCGTCAGCGAGTCGTCCCAGGTGTGCTGACGGCCTGCAACTGCCTGAGCAACGTCGCGGCAAGTGTCCTCGTGATCAGGCCCTTCCTGAACACCAGTGAAAGTTGTGTTGGCGTCGCTGCTGTTGCTCAGCGTGTAGGTAATGGTGTCGCCAATGCTGTAGTTATTGCCGCCAGCAGTGACTGCAGAGCGACTGCCAAATTTGGTGTTGTACTTTTCGCGCTGAGCTAACGCAACGCCGTCTGGGTTGCACTTGATCCGCGTATCCGTCTGACCGGCAGGCTCGGTCTTGATGACAACCGCAGGACGCAGTTGGGGGTTGATACGAAAGCCGAAGCCGTTACCAATCAGCTGGTAAACACCAAACTGGGTTTGAGTGCTGGGCTTGAAGGCATAACAGAAATCAGTGGTCCAAGCATTGTTCAGGCCGCGAATTTGAAAGACATCGCCGCCGCCGTTGTTTTCTGCGTTGCCTGGATCGTTAGCAGCGCTGCGACCGGCAACACGGTCTTCAGCTTCAATACGTCCGCCATCACGGCTTGCATAGAAGGTGACGCGGCTGGATGCAGAGTTGCCGGTGGTGAAGTCATACCCACCCAGTACGTTGTCGCCTAGCGCAAACTGAGTGGCGTCGATCTCGTCAATCGTGCCTTCGCCCATCAGGAAAATGGCGCGGAGCATCTGACCGCCGCCTTGGCTGATCATCTGCGACCACAACAGGTTCGTATTGATGCGAACGCCGCCGTAGGTCACGCCGTCAATCGTTTCCCGGTTGGCATACACCAGCGGGATGGTGCTGCCCAGCTCAACGACGTTCTGCAGTGAGTCGAAACCAGCCTTGGGTGCAAACTCCGCCCGATTAACTACGTTTTGTCCGCCTTCAGATGTCTGGCGAATATCAATCGGCTTGTTTGGTTGCCTCGGCCTGAACAGCAGTGCGGCTGCACCAGCAAGTAATACCCCGATTACGAGGTTGATAAGGATAATTTCAAAACCGCTGAGATTGACAATCGTGCCAGGTTCAATGCGACTGCGCTTGGCGCATTCTTTTACAAAACCTCGATAATCAGCCTCGCTCATGCCGAGCAGGCGCATCAGCTCACGATCCTGAGGCAGAAGCGCAATCGGATGGCCCTTTGGATTCAGCATCAGACGAAGGAAATAGTTCCAGTTGAAGGAAGTGAGCCGACCAAGTATTGGCTCAGCGTGCGCCTGGGCGCTTGGCCTGCAACAGCATCCAACGGGCTGCCTAGATCAAGACCCAGCCTACTTCCGTCGTGCTGATAAGCCGTTATCTGGAAAGTCTCGTCGGTGTAGTTACCCGTCTCCGCGTAAGTGTCTGGGTCAAGCCAAACCGTGCGGATCTGCACCACCCAGCGCTCATCTGCTGCCTGCTGAACAAAGTTCAAGGACAGCTGATTTACAGCGAACACCAGCTGGGAGCTGATGTTGCTGCCGTCAAGAGAAACCGTGGTGCCGGTAAAACCGAAGCCGGAAAAGGTGTACGGCACTCCGCCGTACGTCCGGGTTTCGCCTACATGGAAATTCTGGAAGGCGTAGGTGGTGGCACCGCCGCTTGAAAGGAAAAAGCGGATGTAGGTGCCAATCGCAACTTCAGCCATCGTCAGATACCAACGGTGCGGCGGGTGCCGGGATTATTTTTCAGCGCTGCCAACGTGCGTGCCTGACCCAAGCGTGCGCCCTCTTGTGCTGCAATTCGAGTTGCCTGCAGCATATTCTCCTCGGTCACAAAGGGCAGGTCACCCGAGCCCACGCGGCTGTACTTGATTTCGGTGCTGCTGGCACCGGAGGCAATGACGCGCTCCATGCGACGCTCGCGCTCGATCGCCGACATGCCGTCAAGGCTGGTCCGTGCTTCGTCCATGGCCGCAGCGCGTGATTGCGTCGTGCCACTGTTGAGCGCAGCGCGGGAATCGGCAAAGGCGGAAACCCCGAGGCGTCCGTCGGGACCACGGCGCAGCGGAATGATTGCTTCCGGGCCAGCCTCACCCATTAGGCCGAAGCTGCCGGTGCCGCCGTCGGCGTACTTGAACATCGTCGGCTTGTTGACGATGCCGCCCATGGCGTAGCGCTTGACCCCTTTGTCAAAGGCGTAGCCATTTGCGGCCACGAGTACACCGCTTTGCGTGAGTGGGTCGGGTGTTTGTCCCTGCGTTGCGCCCAAGCTCGGCCCACCCAACGCCTTGATTACGGCTTGGATGGTGGCGATGGCGATCATCTGGGTGATCAGCTTGGCCGCGTAGTCGATGAAGTACTGGCCCAGGTTCTTCAGGAAGGTGCCCATTGCCTCCTGAGCACTTTGCGCGCCAGTAATGACGTTGGTAAACGCAGTGCTGAACGCCTGCCCAAAGGCCATTGCGCCCTCCTTGAGCTGGTTGATTGGCTTGAGCATCGCGTCCAGATCTTCCTGCATTTTCTTGACTTCGGTCTCGCCGGCTTCCTTAAACGTCGGGTCAACTTGGCGGCGGTACAGATCGCCAAGCTCGGCGCGCTTGCCAGCAAAGCCCTCGCCGGGGTATGCCTCCTCAAGGCGCTTGCGCTCCCGTGCAATCAGGTACTGGTTGTACTGCTCCTTAGTGATTAGGCCGAGTTCGTATTTGCGATCTTGGAGTTCGCGGTTGAGGTCTTGATCAAGCCGCATCTGCTCCATCTTCATATCGCCAATTCCTTTCATCTTGTTAAAGATGAATTTCTGCAGGTCAAGCTCCTGCTTTTTCTGCATCAAGGCCTGAGCGTCGGTGTAGGCCTGCTCTATCTGCTCGTTCTTCTTGTCGCCGCGCAGCTTGGCAAAACGTGCCTCAAAATCGCTGCGGTCTTTAGCTTGCTTGGCAAGGAATTCGTCAATTGGGCGCTGTTGCTTGCTGATTTCCAGCTGATCCCTAAGTCTGCGGACGACCTCTTGAGAGCCCGCGATGCGCCGCTCCAGGTCGCGTGCAGCCTTACTGTCGCCTTCACCTTCCGCGTCAGCACCTGTAGGAGTAGTTCCGCCACCGCCCTTGCCAAACGTTGTTGGAGTTTTGTCCGGGAACAGCTCTTCAACTGAGTACAGCTTGATGCCGAACTTGTCGGCAACGCCCTTCATTCGCTCAGGGGCTTTGTTGTAAAAATCCTCCAGACCTTTCTGGAAGCTTAGCCTTACCGCCTTAATTAGGGGGTTGAACTTCTCAAGTATGTCAAGAGCACCCTTGGCAAAATTGACGATGCCCATCACAATGTTTTTGATGGCACCGGCAATAATTAAGGCGCCGTTGACCATGTTGGTGATAAACAGCTTGACTCGCTTTTCATTGTTGTTAAAAAAGGTGACTATTTGAGTGAAAAAGTCTTGAAATCCAGCGCCAACTTTAGAGAAGAACGAACCGAATATTTCTCCTGAATTCTCTAAGGCAATTTGCAGACGAAGCCCTGCTTTTTCGGGACCTTCAGCAATCTTTTCAGCAATTTCGCCATACTCTTCACCTTGAGCCGCTGCGAAACGCACAAACTGCGCAATCGTTACCTGGCCATCTTTAAAAGCCTTGGTCAACTGCGGCAGGGTCATGTCGTTGGCTGCTGCGAACTTGGCCACAGCACCCGGCAAACGTTCACCGATCTGGCCCGAAAGTTCCTCCGCGCTCACCTTGCCTTTAGACAAGACCTGCACGGTTGCTCGAATAATTGCGTCGAGGTCCTCTTGGCTCTTACCAAAGGCGACGTTGGATGCGATCAGGCCCCTGTAGATCTTTTCGGTGTCGTCAAAGCTGAGGTTGTTGGCGCGAGCGGCGGTTGCAACCTGTGCCAGACCTGAAATTGCAGGCTTGAGTGACACGGCATAGTCGGAACTGACCTGTCGGGCCAGTCCAAGAAGCCGGTTGTAATCCTGAATTCCAGTAGACGCTTGGGCAAGTGTTGTTTTCGCAAGTGTAAGTTCAGCATTAAATTGAGCAACACCAGCTAATTGCTGGCGAACCTGAGACACTTGGGCGCCGATTGCGGCACCAGCAAGGGCACCGGGAGCTCCACCAACAAGTCCACCGGCCAAACCGCCAATAGCGCCTTCAGGTCCGCCAAAAATGCCGCCAGACAGCATCCCGCCCGCACCAGCAGCAAGGTTGCGTCCAAGGCGTCCCATGCGGCCGCTTTTGTTTACTCGCGCTAGCTGTTTTTCGACTTTCTCTATCTCTCTACCTACTTCTCTATAAGCGTCTGAAGCAGGATTGAGACTGTTGCGTAAAGTCGTCCAAGCTGCCCGCTGGCTATTAAGGCTGTTGATGCTCCCGTTGGAGGCGGCGGTTGCGGCACGAATATCAGCAGTAACTTCTTGATAAGACTTACCCATCGCATCGATATAGCCCCTGGTCCGGGCCATGCCGATATCGCCTATTTGTTGGTATAAAGCACTAATTTCACGGACTTGAGCTGGTACGGGTACAGGCTGCCTTCCAGCACGTGTACCAGACGCAATCATTGCGCCAGTAACTGGATCTCTATATCCGCCTACTCCTGGAGCTGTAGGCCCCTGGGTACGCATGTATTCCTGTATATCGGCTAATTTTTTCGCGCGCCTCGCAGATGCTTCTTGTGCTGCAGCCAACCGGTCGTATGAAGCAGCTTGCTCATTAGTACCTACTGTCAGCTCTTCCTGCAGATTTTTTATACGATTTTGGATCATGAAGTAGTCAGTACTACTCCTATCCGCGTTATCGAGGGCAGTAGTTAGTTCCGTTAGCTGAAGCCGCAGCGCTGCAGTCGTGTTTGGGAGGCGTTCTTCTACACGAATTGCTCCAACTGCTTGAGTTTGCAGAGGACGAGCGGCTGCGATAACCGCCTGCCTGGCCTGCGCTGATGTAAATGCCTGCGTCCTTTGTGTTATTTCAGTAAGGATTTCTGAGTAACGCGCACTTGTAACGCTGGACTTACGCAGCTCATCATTTAATAAACTGATGTCTCGTGCAAAAGCGCTGGGTTTTCTGGCTGGTATGCTTCCTAAAACTTGACTAAAGGTTCTTTGTGCCTGTTGTTCTGTATCTTTTAGGCCAACATCAAGCCTTTTAAGTTCTCCAGTAAGCCTGGTAATGTCACTGGTTAATTGAACATACGTACGGCTACCAATAATAGCCTGATCCCTAAGACCCTTGAATGCGTCAAGCTGGCCACGAATTGACTGAATGCTTTTATCGCTTGCTTGTGCATATTTAATTGTTTCTTGACGTAACTGTTCTATACCTTGGTCAGTAA